TATCTGTCTACACTCTACACTGCCGACACATTGTTCGGTGTGAAGACTGTACGTCCAGAGGCTGGTTTCGTACTCGCTGTAAACGCTTAATAGTAGTTCCTAAGACTCTCCAGCTTCGGCTGGGGAGTTTTCTTTAAGTGCATTCGCTGAGTGTATTTAAACAAATAAGGAGATAGACCTTGGCTATTTATCGAGGAGCAGGTGGTGCAGGAGACGCTGTAGGAGACGCTTCTAGTGAAGTCTTACTAGCACTACAAGCTAAAGACGCTGCTGTAGCTGCACAGGTTGCTGCAGAAGCAGCTCAAGCTGCTGCAGAACTAGCAGAGACTAATGCAGAGACTGCAGAAACTAATGCCGAGACTGCAGAGACTAATGCAGAGACGGCTGAGACAAACGCTGAAACTGCTGCAACCAACGCTGCAAGCTCTGCATCTGCTGCTTCTACGTCGGCTACCAATGCTGCTGCATCAGCTTCTACAGCTACTACTCAAGCAACTAACGCAGCTTCTTCAGCGTCTGCTGCATCAACCTCAGCAAGCAACGCTTCTACATCTGCTACGAATGCAGCTTCATCTGCATCTACTGCTACAACTCAAGCAACTAATGCTTCAAATAGTGCCAGTGCTGCTGCTACTTCTGCTACGAATGCTTCTAATTCTGCATCGTCAGCATCAACATCTGCGACTAACGCATCAAACAGTGCTACTGCAGCACAGACTGCAGAGACTAATGCAGAAACAGCAGAGACTAATGCTGCTGCAAGTGCAAGTGCTGCATCAACCTCTGCAACGAATGCATCGAATAGTGCATCTGCAGCAAGTACCTCAGCTACCAACGCTTCCAACTCTGCTTCCGCAGCAAGTACGTCAGCAACCAATGCAAGTAACTCAGCATCATCAGCTTCTACTTCAGCTACTAACGCTGCGTCTGCACAGACTGCTGCTGAGTCAGCAAGGGACGCTACACTAGCTGCTTACGATAGTTTTGATGACAGATACTTAGGAGCTAAGTCTGCTGCTCCTTCGCTTGATAATGATGGTAATGCCTTAGTAGGCGGTGCTTTATACTTTGACACAGTAAGTCAAGGCATGAAAGTATACACAGGTTCTGTCTGGGTTGATGCTTATGTACCTGGATCTACATATCTAGCTAAAGCAAATAACTTATCTGACTTAACTAATACTGGAACTGCTCGTACTAACTTGGGTGTTGCAATTGGTACAGATGTTCAGGCTTACGATGCTCAATTAGCGGATGTTGCTGGATTAACTCCTACAGATAATAATTTTATTGTTGGTAACGGTACTAACTTTGTTACAGAGTCTGGTTCTACTGCACGAACAAGTTTAGGACTTGGAAGTATTGCTACGCAAGATTCTAGTAATATTACCGTCACTGGTGGCACAATCAACAGCACAGCAATTGGTGGCACAACAGCAGCAGCAGGTAAGTTCACCACACTAGAAGCTACTGGTGTTACTACAGTTCAAGCTGGCACAGTATCCTTACCCGCTATCACCACTACAGGCGATACCAATACAGGTATATTCTTCCCAGCAGCCGACACTATTGCCTTTACAGAAGGTGGTGTTGAAGCAATGCGTATTGACTCTGGTGGTAATTTGTTGGTTGGTAGAACATCAAGCCTTGTTTCTAATGTTCGTGCTGAATTTGCAATTACTGATACAAGCACATCCATTTCTTCAGGAATTGGTGCGGCAATTAGTATTCAAAATTTAAGTACCACTAATAATACTTATTCAACTATTTATTTTACAAATGGTGGCGGTGGTGTTGACTCTGCTATTTATGGATTGCACGAAGTTGGAAACGGAACTAGCACTGGGCGTACTGGGTCGTTAGTTTTTGCTACTGCTAACCTTGGTGGTGGAGTATCAGAACGGGTGCGTATCGACTCTAGTGGTAATGTAGGTATTGGTACAAGCACAATAACAAGCGGAGCAGGTTGGACACCTAGACTTGTTTTGAGTGGAACTAGTGCAGCAGCAATTGTTAAAGGAATTAACTCTCAAGAAGTATCTGTTGGTTCTAGCGATGGAATGTATATTGATTGTTTAGGAAATACAACAGGCTCAAACAACAATATTATTTTTAGAAATACTGCTAGTAATTCTACTTTTTCTGCCTCAGAACGGATGCGTATTAACGCTAGTGGTTACTTAAAAGCAAGCCCCAGTGCAAGTTATTTAAGCACAGCAGGCACATATCACGAGTTTGACCAAGATGCAGGCAATCAAGATATTGTTGCTTTCCGTAGCAGAGCTGCAAATGGAACTCAATACGGACTTTTTGTAACCCTTGCTAATGACCAAAATGATACTTCCCGTTATTTTCTGTACTGTCAAGGTGGCGGGGTGCAACGAGCATCGTTTTATACTAATGGCGGCTTATACAATTATTCTGCAAACAATGTCAATTTAGCTTCTGATGAGCGCTTAAAGAAAGACATTTCACCACTTGCTACCACTTGGGATAAAGTCAAACAAATTGAAGTAGTCAATTTCAGATACAAAGACTGTGCCGAAGGAGACCCGCTTTTGTATGGTGTTATTGCACAACAGGTGCAACCCATTGTTCCTGAGTTAGTTGTTGTTACTCAAGAGGCACAAGAAGCAACCGAAGATAAAGAAGCAACCCCAGAATATTTTGGTATTCGTGAACAGCCAATGTATTGGCTTGCAATCAAAGCACTTCAAGAAGCAATGGAGCGTATTGAAACTTTAGAAACTCGCTTGAATGTTTTAGAAGGAAACTAAAATGGCAACATGGAACATTACCCAAACAGACTACGAAACCGCTAATGGTTTTATAACTACAGCGCATTGGACTTGCACAGAAGTCGATGGCGAATATAGTGCATCGGTATATGGCACTTGTGGCTTTAGTGGCACACCAACAATCCCTTACGCACAGGTAACAATGCAAGAAGTATTAGACTGGTGTTGGGCTGGCGGTGTCGATAAAGACGCTATCGAGGAGTCTTTGGCAGCTAATATTGCCCTACAAAAGAACCCAGTAGTGGAATCAGGAACACCTTGGGCAAGCTAACAGCCTTTCTTTGTTAGCATTTTAGGAGAACGATATGGGCGAAAAACAAGCGAAACCCATTACGATAGATGGAAAAGAGTACGACACGAACACCTTTACAGAGGAACAAGTCATGCTCACCAACCATTGCCTTGACCTTGACAGAAAACTAGCATCAACACAGTTTCAAGCACAGCAGTTGCAAGTTGGCAAAGAAGCATTTTTGAAAATGTTAAAAGAGTCTTTAGAGAAAGAAAAATAATGACTGAAGCAGAATTAAAACTTTTAAGCCATGAAGAAGTCTGTAAGGTTCGATACGAACAGATACACGCTAGACTAAAGAGACTAGAACAGATTCTACTAGGTACTGCTGCGTTTCTTATTGCAACCCTACTAACCTTGGTACTTAAATGAGCAGACCACATTCCGTAGGCAAGGACTTAGTAGCTAATACTAAGACTACTATGTTTACTGTTCCAACTAGGAACATGGCTAAGTGGTTATTACTCTTTGCTACTAATCACAGTTCATCTTCTAAGTGGATCAGTGTTTGGTGGTACGACTCTAGTGAGAACGTTGAGATTGAAGTATTATCAGAGTATGCTGTTACTGCTAAGAACTTCCTCAGAATAGATGGACAGGCTTATATATTATTAGACGAAGGTGATGAGATTCGAGTACAGTCTGAGACAGGTTCAGTAACTACCTGTATTATCACTGTAGAGTTAGAACAACGCAGTACCGTACAGAACTATAACTAAGGAGTAGTAATGCCACTCGCTAAAGGTAAGTCACAGAAGACAATCAGTAAGAATATCTCTAAGATGGTCAAAGAAGGAAGACCACAGAAGCAAGCAGTCGCTATAGCACTACAAACAGCTAAAGTTCCTAAACCCAAGAAGAAAGGTAAGTAATATGCCAATGGTCAAAGAGAAGAAGTTCCCCTATACAACTAAGGGTAAGAAGCAAGCTAAGCAGTATGCTCAGAAGACTGGTGCTAAGGTAGTATCTAAACCAGCTAAGAAGATGGGAGCAATGCGTGGCTACTAAGCCTGGCTTGTATGCTAATATCGCAGCAAAGCGTCGTCGTATCGCTGCGGGATCTGGCGAGAAGATGCGTAAGGTAGGGGCTAAGGGTGCTCCTACTGCTAAACAATTTAAGGAAGCTGCTAAGACAGCTAAGAAGAAATAATGGTTAAGAAAGTCTATCAGAATCCTGAAGGTGGTTTAAACGCTAAAGGAAGGGCTTACTTCAACAAGAAGACAGGATCTAACCTTAAGCCTCCAGTTTCTGCTAAAGAGGCTGCAAAGTCCCCTAAAGCAGCAGGAAGACGTAAGAGCTTCTGTGCTCGTATGAGTGGTGTAAAAGGGGCTATGAAAGACGAGAAAGGCAGACCTACCCGCAAAGCCTTGGCATTAAAGAAGTGGGACTGCTAAGTAGGGTATTGACTTTTAATCAATTTTATGGTATAATATAGAGATATGAACTACATTCAACTAGTAAATGACGTACTTATACGGCTTCGTGAGCCTGAGGCTTCCTCGGTCTCTGATAATGCCTATGTAAAATTGATTGCTAGGTATGTCAATGACTCTAAGAGGGTCGTAGAAGACTCCTACAACTGGAATGCTTTGTCTGAAACTCTTAGTGCTACCACTACAGCCGATGTGTTTAACTATGTCTTAGTAGGCTCAGGACAAAGATTCAGGGTTATCGATGTTATTAACGATACTCAGAATGCTTTCGTAGAATTAGCCTCTACTAGGTGGATGAATCAGCAGTTCCTAATGACTACTCCTCAGAAGGGGTCTCCTTCGTATTATAACTTTAACGGTACTAACTCCAACGGAGATACTCAGGTAGACTTATATCCTATTCCTAACGGTGCTTATAACCTTCGTTTTAACATTATCAAACCACAAGTACCCTTAGCAGTTAACGCTGATATACTCCTAGTACCTGAAGAGCCTGTCATCTTGGGTGCTCTTGCAAGGGCTCAGGCAGAGCGTGGTGAAGACGGAGGAGTCCAGGCTGGGGAGACATATCAATTAATGAAACAAAGCTTAGCAGACGCTATAGCACTTGAATCAGGACGGTATATAGAAGAACAAGAGTGGGTCTGGAACTAATGGCTAGTCCACTACAAACAGCATCGATTGCTGCTCCAGGATTCTACGGATTAAACACTCAGGAGAGTAGTGTTACATTGTCTTCAGGGTATGCTCTGAAGGCACAGAACTGTGTTATTGATAAGTATGGTCGTATCGGTGCTCGTCGTGGATGGACACCTGTTAATACGACTATCAATGCAGATTTAACATCTAGTAATCCAGTAGAGTTTATCTTTGAAGTAGTTACTGGTGGCGGTACTGAAGTACTTAGTGCTGGTAATAATAAGTTATTCGTAGGAACAACTACGATGACTACTAAGACCGTACGCAATACGACTAATAGTGGTGACGCTATATATACGATTACTGGTAATAACTGGCAAGGTGCGGCTCTATCATACGGCGATGTAAACGACTTTCAGCCTCATGTCTATTTAGCACAAGCAGCACACCCTATGTTGGTGTATCATGAGTTACCTGTTTCTGGCAATCCTTTTGGATCTCACGATAGCGGTACACTAGGATTCCAACGAGTAGGCGATGGAGGAACTTTACCTGCTAACCACACAACAACAAGTTTTATGCCAAGCTGGGTCTTATCCGCTTACGGCAGGATTTGGTGTGGCGGCATCTCAGGCGATACCCAGACTGTCTATTTCAGTGACTTACTAGCTGGTACAGACTTTTTAAATGGCTCTGCTGGATACTTAAACCTACAAGAAGTTCTTCCTAACGGAGACCCTATAGTAGCTGCAGCAGCGCACAATGGATATATTATATTCTTTGGTAAGAAGAACACAGCAATCTACGCTAATCCTTTAGATACTGCTTCATTAACCTTAGTAGAAGTAATTGCTAACGTAGGATGTATTGCTCGTGATTCAGTGCAGAGTTTAGGCACAGATGTTATATTCTTATCTGACGCAGGAGTTCGTAGTCTACAGCGAGTGATTCAAGAGAAGTCGCTACCAATGCGTGATATATCTAAGAATGTTCGTGATGAACTAATGTCGGCAGTAGCATCCGAAACAGACTTAACTAAGATTAAGAGTATCTATTTTGAACGTGATGCTATTTATCTATTAACGCTACCGACTACAAAGTTTGTCTATTGCTTTGACACAAGAGCTGCATTGCAAGACAACTCAATGCGTGTAACAATTTGGGATAGTTTAGAGCCAAAGGCATTCTGTGTAACACAGGATAGAAACCTACTGATAGGTAAGTCGGGCTACATTGGTAAGTACTTTGGTTACAGCGATAATACGACTGCTTATCGATTACAGTACTATACGAACTATTTTGACTTTGATGCTGCTACTTCATTAAAAGTATTAAAAAAGATTGGTTGGGTACTGATTGGTGGTACGAATCAGGCAGTAGCTATTAAGTGGGGTTTTGATTACACTGAAGGCTACCAAGCTACGACATATATATTAGACCCTGCTGCAGTATATGAGTATAACAATTCTACTATTGACAGCATACCAGGATCTACAGAGTACAATATTGCTGAATATACCTCAGGTATTGTTTTAGATCGCTTCTCTATTAATGCTGGTGGTCAAGGAACTATACTTCAACTAGGCTTAGAAGCAGATATTAATGGTAATCCTCTGTCTATTCAGAAGATTGACGTAGGAATTAAAAAAGGAAAGACTTTAGTCTAAGGAACTAATATGAGTAATTATACAAAAGCAACAAACTTTACAGCTAAGGACGGATTACCTACTGGTAACTCAGGTAAGATTGTTAAAGGTGCTGAGATTGATACGGAGTTAACTGCAGTAGCTTCTGCTATTTCTTCTAAGGCAGACTTAAATAGTCCTGCATTGACAGGTACTCCTACAGCACCGACTGCATCGTATGGAACAAACACGACACAGGTAGCCACAACTGCTTTTGTACAGGCTGCTATTCCTTCTGGTGTTATTCTATTATGGTCTGGTTCTGTTGCTAGTATTCCTAGTGGCTGGGCATTGTGTAATGGCTCTAGCGGTACTCCTGACTTACGGAATCGCTTTGTTGTCGGTGCTGGCAGTACTTACTCTGTAGGCGACACTGGCGGATCAGCTACAAGCACTTTAACATCAAGCGAGTTACCAGCACACACACATAGTTTATCTGCATCAGGAACAACTAGCGGGCAGAGTGCGGGTCATACGCATACATTTAGCGGTACTACTGGAAACATGAGTGCCAATGCAAGCCATACACACACTGCTACTGATTCTGGACACGATCACATTTATCCAACACAAAATCAAGGGCAAACCGATTCTCATTTTAATGATGTGTGTGCTTCGTCAAGTTTTAGCGGTACTAAGAATGGTACTCCTACTTCCGATACAGGATTTGCTCAAGTTACCTTATCATCAACAAGCGTAGAGCATACACATACTTATAGTGGTACAACTTCTGCAGTTTCTGGAGATCATACACATACAGTAACCGTAACTGGTACTTCAGGTTCTACAGGTAGCGGAGCAGCGTTTACGAACTTACCTCCGTACTATGCTCTTGCGTACATTATGCGTCTGTAATGAAAATACCTGTAGTCTTAAGAGACGACTACATAATGTACTTAGAACTATACGACGCAGCGTTGTGGTTTCATACAGATGTACATAAGTGGTCGCAGGAAATAAAAAAGAAGTACGTAGAAGATTTAAACTTAGTACAGTATCTAACTAATGTTCCTCTGTTAGCATTAGTAGAAGTAGAAGACACTAAGCTTGCTAAGTTTGGTAGACTAACAGGATGGAATATTTTAAAACACATAGAAGTAAATCAAAAGAAATACGACATATACTTTAGGAGCAAACCATGGGTAGTATAGTTAGTTCAATATTAGATCCTTTTACAGGGGCTAGCGGGGTACGAAAAGCAGGAGAACAAGCTGCAGCACAACAGCGAGAAGCTGGAGTAAACGCTGCTAATATCTCTGCATTCCGTCCTGTAGGCATGACTACTAGGTTTGGTACTTCTCAATTCACTCGTGAGGTAGATCCTCGTACTGGTATTCCTTATATTTCAGGAGCGTCTTATGCACCTGCTGCAGAATTATCAGATCTTCAGAATCGTTTATTTGGAAGATTTGGAGGAGCTCTTAGCCTAGCAGAACAACAGCAATTAGCTGCTTCGCCTTTGTCTGGAGGTGCTCAAAGATTGTTTGGAATAGGTGAGTCTTTACTTCCTTCTTCAACAGAACGTGCTCCGTCTGCGGAGGCTTTAAGCTTAGCTAATCAATATCGTCAGGCTGCTGCTGGGCTTGCTCCTACAAGTTATACTTCAGCTGCTGCTCCTGAGGCAATGAGCTACGCTAATCAACTTAGAAGTTTAGCTGGTCAAGTAACTCCTACGTCATATGATCCTACGGCTGCTGCTCAGCAATACTTTCAACAACAACAATCATTATTACAGCCTTCTAGAGAAGCTCAGCTTTCAGGCATTCAGAGTGGTTTATTTGCTCGTGGTCGTGGTGGCTTAGGAGTTCGCACAGGCACAGGAGGTGCTCCTACATCTCCTGAGTTACAAGCATACTATAATGCATTAGCTCAGCAAGATGCTCAGATAGCTGCTCAGTCTACAGATGTAGCTCGTTCTCGTTTAGCTCAAGACATTGGTTTAGGTACTCAGCTGGGCGGTCAAGCACTAGCAACACAAACTCAAGCAGAACAACTTGCTCGTCAGAACATGTTGCAAAACTTAGGAGCAAGTTTAGGGTTTTCTCAACAAGCTTATGGAACTACAACAAGTGCAGAAGACCTAGCTCGTCAACGCTTCATGCAAGACATTGGGGTAGGCTCTGGATTGTTTGGTACTGCTGGTTCATTATTAGGTCAGCAAGCTGGGTTAGTTAGTGGTTCTTATTCACCATTACAAACTCAATTAGGTTTATCAGGTCAAGTAGAACAACTAAGTCAGATGCCTTATCAATTAGGATTACAATTAGGTGCAGCTCAGCAGCCTGGTCAATCTGCAGGTGCTCAGAGTTACTTTGGAGGTATGATGCAAGGTGCTCAGACACAGTATGGTTCTGCATTACAAGCTCAGCAGATGAACAATCAGTTCTTGTCTAGTTTGATTGGTGCTGGTGCTATGGCTTA